AACTTTTTATTGTCTGGATTAGGTATAAAATGCTCTGCAACAAGCCTGTGAATGTATCGGCATGAATTTAAACCTCTGCGCCCTTTTACATAAACACAGCAATTCTTATACCCTGCTCCGTTGTCAAGTATTGTAGCAAATCTACGCATACTTACTACATACACTCTACCTTTATTACTGACAAAGTAATTTTCTAGCGTACCTTCTATGGGAAGGAATACTTCATCATTTTCTACTAAATCTTCTGGAACACTCATTTACATACTCCTATTAATGAACATCTTTCCAGCTACCTTCAAAACTCATTTTTCCCTCACCGTCGAGCGGAAGTGGTAGTTTTAGAAATTCCCCAGCCTTTACTATACAATCAACAGACATTGAGCGAACTTCTTCGTTAATACCGTCTTCAACAAGCCAAGAGTATTCGTCATGCACTAGACTGATTCTAAAGACTTTTTTACCTTTATAGAGGTAGTAAGGTCTGCCTAACTCATCCAACAATAAATCTCCAAGTTTTGCATCCATTAAGCAAGCAGCTAAAGACATGGCAACAGCTCCACAAGACTGGCCTGCAAGATTGATCAAAATATTCTTACCCCTTGCACAAAGCATACGGCCATCCCAAGCAGGGATATACTTCTTTTGCCCTTTGGTGTCAAAATACTTTTCAATATTCTGTTTCAGCTTTCCAAGCCCCTCATTCATGTTCCAGTAGTTATCGTAAGAAGACTGTGCCTCTACCTTACTCAAGCCAAGACTACTTGCCAGTTTAGCTACACCACCACCATATGCTAAAAGGTAAGCACCAGTTTTGGCTTTATTCCTGAACGGTTTAAAGTCAGGGTTATCCTTGAGTGTTTGATCGTTAATATCAAACCTGTCGTGCAAATGAGGAAAGAATGCAAAAGCGTTGAAGCTGTGCGAGTCACCATTCAACACAAGGTCAGCAAACTTACCGTTATCGTATTTTGTTGTATAACTTGCCACTGTTCTGTTTTCTAGCGCAGCAGCATCTGTTCCAATATACCAATAACCTTCTGGTGCATAAAACAAATCGCGCATTTCTTCACCAAGCAAAACGTCTGGAGAAGCTTTAGGGCAGTTAGTTAGGGTTTTATGTTTAACCCTGAATGTAGGTGTGTACCCACTAATCTCTGCACTCAGTCGTTGATCAAATTCCATACGCCAGTTATTTACCCAACCTGTCACTACACCTAGTCGATTCCTATATGATAAAAACTTAACAACCTTTTTAGGTATCTCACCATCAATCTTAGCAAGGTTAGGGCATATCTTACCTTGGTGTGCAATCTTGGGTGTAGTTTTTACATACTTGCCATTTTCACGAATCGGTTTCCCATCTGGGCCTTTCTTGAAGTTCCAGAAATCATCATGTGGTTTCCATCCAGAATCAAGGAAATACTGCTTTAGCTCCATATTATCATCAATCTCTAAAGGGAGTTTAACTGGCAGAATTTCACCAGCTTTAAGCTCAACCTCAAAACCGTACGCTTTGATTTTACCGTCCTCGAAAGTCGCACTATGCCTCTCTAACCACTTTTCAAATGTGGCGCTAAATGTGCCGTCTTTCTTATAAGGTTTAGCAGGGATTCTATAAAAAGATTCTTCTGCTGCCTTTAATGGGCGAGGTGGTAAATGCGGCTCAACTTCAGCTTTCAGTTTACTCATCTCATCTTCGCACTTGGCGATAAGTGCTTTGGCTTTTTCCATGTTGAATGGTGCCCCAGTATATGCCTGTGCGCTGTAAAGCCAGTAATCTTTCTGAAGCTGGCGAAATGACTTGTGAACCCACTCATTACCATATAACGTTTCTGCTTTCGCCCACAAACGATTAAACACGCCAATAGTAGCATCCACATCGTCGTCACAGTACTGAGCCATTAGTTCGTGCCAGAAAGAGAATTCAAAACCTTTTTCCTCTTTACCTGTCATAACACCTAGCTCAATCAGTTTGTTCCGGTAATCCATTTTCTCATCTTCTGAACCCCTAGAGAGGTATTCAAGAGAATGGAATGGACTATCAGGGTTCAGATACTGTGAAAGAACATATGTGTCAACATACTGAACTTTGTGACCACACAACCAGTCAAACCCACCTTTACCAACTTTGGGAACCACATCAAAAAGTTTCCACTGAACCCATAAGTCATATCCAAGAATATTATGGCCTACAACTAAAGAGCCTTCTGGAAAACTCTTAGTCCACTGCTCGATTTGTGATTTAGTATCCTCTTTAGTTTGCCGGAAAGGGTGGATAGCTACTGTTCTCTTTCCATCTAAGGATTTGAAGCGAACATACCACGCCTTTGTAGACAACAAATAAAGATTGTCTGCTTCATAGTCAAATACCCACCCTTGCATTATGCCTCCTTAAAACTCCACAGTCTGTTTTGCACACCAGTCTTCATAATCATATAACTTGTGTGTCTTATTATCATAGTAATACTTACCAGCAAACGGACTTGTATGTCCTGTCCAGCGACACTTGGACATTTTCATAACTGTTGTGTTACGTTCAAGTTCATCCTCTGCTTCTTTGTTTCTCGTAAAGATAAGATTACAAGCACCACTTTTGAAAATGGTCGAACTTCCACTGAAGTCTTCTTCATGCAGGTCTGCACCAGCAGAGTTCGCTTTTTGCCCTCCACCAGACTTACGCACATGATTTACGTTTACGAAAGTAACACCGTATGTTTTAATCATACCTTTCATCCACCGTAAGAATACTGCTTGGTCTTCATTAGAAAGACCATCCAAAATATCCTGCAACGGATCTAAGATAATCACCTTACAATCACAACTGATGATTAAAGATTCAATGCACTGCTTTAAACTGTCTAACCCGCCATCACGATCTTCCATTAGATGAAAACGAGTATTACCAAAATCATCATAAGCCAGATTGTGTTCTTTTTCAAGATACCAGTCTTGCGACATGAGATCAAGCTTCTCATCCACTGTCTCAATCAGATCAATCTTTCTCTCTATATGTCGAGACATCAACTTAATCCAGTATTGCCCAGCATCAGATTCTAAAGAAATAATACCGATCCGGTGTGGGCTGTTAAATAGCCAGTAGTATACCATCTCGTCAACAATGGTACTTTTTCCTGTGCCGCTGGCTGACCCCAGATTTACAATCCGACCTAAAGGAATACCGCCAGCCATTAAAGCTTGTAATCTGTGCATGAAAGGCGGTAGTGGAATCTTTTCTACTGCTGCTTCACTTCTTGCCCGATCTGGCAGGTCTGCGCTGCTTAGAATACCATCTGGTGTATACTGCCTTGCCTTCCAGAAATCCTTAATGAAGTCTTCTTCTTTGCCATACTTAATGTATTCGTCAGCATCCTTGTAGCGCATTGTCATAACAAAAGCCTTACCTTTAGGCAGAACTTTACAAATCTCCTCTGCGGCTGCTTTCCCTGCATCGTCAGAGTCCATACAAACAACAATCTTACTAAACTGACATAACCAAGAGTAATGATTTGCCAGTTGCTTAGCAGCACCTGACTCTCCAATTGTGGGTGCAACGACTGCTACAGGGTCATACTGTGTTTTACCTTTACGTTTCTGATCATCAACAAACATTTGATAGGCAGCTAATTGTTTAATCTCTCCGCCAACAATTAAAAGAATACCTGTTGAATCCTTGAACCGGAATTGACCAATTAAATCACAATCCTTACCTGTCACACCGATTGGTGCTGTAAAGTCTTTTGGAAACTTACGAGTCTTATAGCCAACTAACTTGCCATCTTTTGTTGTTGGAACATATTGCTTAATCGGTTCACCCGTTGTTTCATCATATTCATAACGAACCCTGAAGTAATGTGTAATTTCATCACGCAGACCTCGATAACCCTTACCTGAAGTCCCTGTGTAACTTTTAATATGCTCTTGTTCTGCTTCTGTAATTGGCTCTTTGGTACTCACTTCATACTCCTCTTGATCTTCATTACTTTCGATACCTCTACGTTCTTTCTCATCATCTGATAAAATAGTAAAACCACAGGAAAAACAACTACCACCTTTACCCTGACCATAAAAGTGAAAGTTGTTTCCTGATCTATCATTGCCTTTCTTTCGGCAACCATAACAAGGGTTTTTACCATTCTTCAGAGATGATTTCCAATCATCCCATGCACTCAATCACAATACTCCTTAACCAATTTACAATATAACCAGAATGCACCCTTCACTTTCTCAAAGTCATCACTACGAATACCTGATAACTGGAAGTCATATACATTACCAATATTCTCAGATTCTACCATTGAGAAGTAACCTCCGTGGTTATTGCCATGTCCATAACTAATATGACAGTGCTTAAATTCCTTACCGTCATCATGTTTTAGTTCAACAACAGAACTAGAAAAAGTTACTTCAAATCCAAAATATTCCAAGATGTCAAGAATCTCTTGACGTTTTTGTTCAATTGTCATCAATAACCCCTTCAAATATTCCGGTAATACCCCACTTACCATAAGTGTAGACAACACCATCAATTGATACATAGTCGTAGCCGTATGCACTGTAGTCTTTCCAGTCCATGTAGTCGTTTGGTGAGTCGTTTGGATCTACAGCCCACGATAAAGCGAGTTTCCATTCTTTAGTTATGTCTTTGATCTTCATTCTGCACCACCTTGCCGTATTTGCTCTTTAGCGGCATCCAGTATGTCCTTTCCATGTCCATTCATCTGTAGCTAAACGATGATAGATGTAAAACACCTTACCTTTACAGCTTATTTGATAAGTTTTGTAAGCTCCATCATCTACAACAGATATGGCAGCAATCTTATACTGCTTATTTAGTTCTGTCAAGAACTTCTGTAATAATTCTGGCAAGCTGTTGAAATCAATCATTTGTGTTCTTCTTATCGTACAATGATGCTGCGAAGATTAAAGTAAACACACAAGTAATCACTTCAAAAACAGCATACCAGATATAATATCCATGTACTTCAGGAATATCTGGATTAGGGAACGTAAAATCGAACCCCGATACAGCCATAATAATAGCAACCATCACATTCATAATTAAAAAGAACACTGTGCTATAAGCTAAGTTTTTCATTTCAAGTTCTCCAATTCTTTTTCAATATCAGCCAATTGCTTAGCTAACTGTTCTTTCTGTTCAAGAAGCTTTTGTGATTTCTTCTGGATCTCTTGTGACTTCAGTTGGTCGTATGTGTTCTCTACGTATTGATAGATGTCTGCTGAACCTGTGATTTGAGATATATCTCCGAAGATAGAAATACCACCATGCTCATTTATATCCAGACTTGAGTTGATTGAACAATCTTTAGCCAGAACATAAGTCAACTTATCCAACCAAGCTGTAATAATTTCTTGTTCTGATGGTGGACACAACACATCTTCAACAAGTTCAAAGTTAAAACTATCGTGTGCAGCAACAATGTCTTGTAAATACAAGTTAGGATACAACTCTTTTACTACTGTGTAGATGCCACCTTTCTTTACTTCAGCAGTGCTTTCAGCAATTCGTCTTACTTTATCGCCAGCTTTAAATTTACACATAATTATTCTCCTTTCTTAAACACATTACCAATCTGAATACAGCAATTCTCGCACACTTTGATAGTAGTTGTCAACTGTTTCTTTCCAGTTGCTGACATAACATCTTTATCAATGTCAATACGACGAATGTTATCTTCAGCACCTTCGATATTAATGTATTCCTTTCCGCAGACATCACAATTCCAAGCTGTGCGTTTTGGGATACACTCATGTCCAACTACTTTACGTGTGCCACGGAAGTCTACAGCGATAATTGTTGCTGGCATGTGTTATTCCTTCACTTGAATGAAATATTCATAAAATGTAGCGTCATTATACATATAATGCGAAGCTCGGTGGTTATCTCGTGATGTGTAATACTCCCCTAAAAAGGTAACGTAAAAATCATAAACTTCACCAGCCTTGAAAGCAGGAACATCACCGTATTTCTCTGATTCTCTTTCCATCCAAAAATCTTTAATACATTTGAATTTCATTGCTATTCTCCATTTAATCTTTCTGCTATACGTTCACGATTAATTCGTAACGCTTCTTGTGTAACAGTATACCCGCCTAAGAATTTATTGTCAATACCTTCAATTAAATCTTTACGACCTACTTTCACCATAAAGGTATATCCCGCATCAATCTTACAACCTAAGGCGTCGTAGTAGTGCATTTTAACCATCTTTAGAGTGAAAGCTTCAGCGTTGCTGTCAAAAGGTAATTCCCAAGGAATAAAATATAGCACCACAGTTAAAACCACTGCAATAACTATCACCAATTTAATGTACCAATCCATAATACCCCCTATTTAAACAAATATTCCTCAATATCACAAGTGAAGATGTCACAAAGATAACTCTTAATCTCTGTCATCTCGCTCCACAACTTCTTAGCTCTGTGCTTATCATCAGCTAAGATAGCTCCTGAAAGCTTAGCCACTAATCCAAGCTGTACACGATACATCCCAGACAGGATGATTAGTTCTTCCAATGCTTCAGCAGGAGCTTTGTTCATTAAAGTGAGTATCCTGTATGAACTAAGTAAAGAGCTAAACAACTTGCTGAGACAATTAATTCTAGTAGTTGATTGCGGTCTATTTGATTAGAAGGCTTGGTTTTTGTTTTATTAAACAACCACGTAAACCAGTTATGTGCAGACCATAAACAAAAAACTACATTGAACGCAAACCAAATAATTATTAAATCACCCATCATTTATTCTCCTCATCTCTAATTTGTTGTTTCATCTTTTGGATAATCGCTAAATCCCCTGACGCAAAAGGACTATTTTTATCCAACAAACTTTCATATACAGATAAGATGTACCACAGATTTTGTGCATCAACTGTTACTGTTTTCATTCCACTTTCTCCTTCTCTAATTGCTCAATCTGCTCAAGAGTATACACATCTTGGTCGTAAGAATCAATACGTAAAAGATTCTTTTCTCTTTGGAAAAGTACAGTGAGGCCACTCGTACACTTTTGAGGGACATCTACAACCCACTGGTCATTCCCTGCAACTGGACTAACATCACCTAAAAATTCCCCTACCGTTACCACCTTACCTAAGTTCTCCGAACATGCGCTATTCACAACAATAGCTAAACAACCTTTCTCGATTTTGTTATTCATCTAAATTTCTCCTAAACGTTTAGACAGACAGCTACTCTACACATACACACATCTCATGTCAAGCAGAATCGTTTACGAATTTATCTAAAATTCTTGTTGACATAGGGAATAGATAAGCGTAGGATGTATCACATCGAAACGAATGAGGAGAAATGACATGAACGTAAAATACAAAGCAAACCGTTCTTTTGGTGTAACAGTAGGTGTAACTTCTTTTCGTATTAACGAAGGTGATATTGTACATCTGACCCAGTTAGATTCTACATACGCTAAAGTTTTGGTAGATTACGGTGCCGGTATGATTGATTGGATGAGTGCTGGTGTATTTCACAAAGTTTTTGATGAGGTAAAATAACATGAAATTGTACGCAATTCGAGTAGTAAAGACAGGTAAGTTTTTAGGTGTTGATTATTCAGCTAACCCTAGTGATGCTGAATTCTGTTGTAGTGTCAGTTTTATGTTCTACACATCTAATTTTGCATACATTCCTCTGTGGACAACAGACTCCCGTTCACATGCAGAAAAAATTATTGCAAATCGAGATGTTGCTTGGTACAATGCTGATTATTCCAGCCCAGAGTACACGGATTCTCTGAAAAACGTAGAACTGGAAGTGGTAGAGATTAACATTTAAGGAGAAACACCATGCCACCAAAATTTGACATGATTAAGACAGCTAAAAAGAAAACCACTAACCGGCACTCTGGTGATGACATTAAGATTGCTAAGGCTTATCTATCTAAAGCTAATTCTAGTAAAGATCGTGGAATTGAGTTTAACATCTCTTTTGTTAGCTTCAAGAATATGCTAAGAGCTAAGAAATGTTATTTCACAGGGTTGACATTGACAGCGGATACGTTTACAATCGACCGTATTGATAGCAACAAACCTTACGAAGCAGGGAATGTTGCAGCTTGTCATACAACGTTTAATAGCTTAAAGAGTATGATTGAGAATCCTGTGAATGAGTTAGATTTAGCTAAAGCGTTGAGAGGGTTACAACGTACAGCGAAGCGGATTAAAGCCAATAGTATTTAAACGCTCTATAATCAATTCTAAGACGTTTTAACAGCTAAGCTATACGTTGGCTTGGGATAACATAAATAATCGCTCAGAGAGCGTTGTAGGAGGAATAAAATGAGTGTAGACGCTAAACTGTTTGTATGTGCTGGTAAAGAGGTGGCTTTAGATTTGTTAAGTAATGTATTAACTGTCATTAAAAATGAATCTTTAGGATTTTACGGTGGTCGTAGTAATGAATATGAACCACATTTTATGGGTAGTATTGCTAGTTTTTACATTGGTTTTAAATACCGTCCCGTAGGTTTAGACACCAGCTTTCAGACCCGTCAATTATCTATTCATTTCGGTTGTGACAGCGATTATTCAGACACATACGAAGGTGATAAAGTGATCCTCAGCTTAGGTTGTTGGGGTAGCAGTGATGAAATTATGAAAACTTTAGCAAAAGAGCTTGCACAGTTTGGTGATGTGTATTATGATCACAACGATTGTGACGCAGAAGGTTTTGTTAAATTGTACAGCAAAGGAGAATAAAATGAAGTTAACTAAAGAGCAAGGCATTATTTTGACAGGGTTCACAGGCTTGATGATGTGTAAGTTTTCGGATTTCCATAAAGATGTTGAGAAACGACTAGGTTATCCTGTATTCACACATCAGTTTGCAAGTGAAACATTCTCTGAAGAAATTAAAGAATTATATCGAGATGACTTTGTTGCAATGATGTCATGTGAAGATTAAACGCAATAGGAATCATTCTAAGCCACGATAATTTATCCCAATACATTCGGATAGGATTAAGGAGAAAGTGGTTTATAATTGATTGTAGAGCGTTATACACGATGTTTGAATGAGGAGAGGGATTGTGGTTAGATGTTTTCTAATACTGGTGGCTACATTATCATGTTTCACTGCAAACACAGCAACAACTAACTGGGAATACAGGAAGGTATTAGATCGTGAAATACGAATGTTATACTATAACCAATGTAGATTGGAAAAAGGTAAAAATTGTCACACAGTCTCGTTTAATAAAGCCGTTAAACTTGAAATTGTAAACAAATAGCCCGCATTAGCGGGCTTTAGCTATTGAGGAAAATTAATGAAATTAGAAATAGGTTTTACGAATACTAATAAACAAGGAATTGAATACTCTGTTATTGGAATGTCCGGTAAAGGTAACTACACTGTCAAGTTTACAGACGGAACAATCAGGGAAGATATTCCAAAACACAGAATTATCGAAGGAAACGTTAAACTGAAACAGTACAGGTCTTCAGAAGAAGTTTCTGTGAACATGGGAGATAGGTTTGGAAAACTGGTGGTTGTAGGGTTAGAAAATCCAGTAAGACCTACAATGATGTGCGACTGTGGCAATTTATTCAATCCAGACAGATCTCAACTTTCTCTTGGGATGAAAACAAGTTGTGGATGTGTACCATCAAGTAAATCATCGAATAAGTTCTGGAAACGATTTACTGATGTTATTCAAAATTGGAATGGTTCTACAGATAACCCTGAAGTGATGAAACTGCCTGTTATGGAATTCAGAAAAGGAAGCACAGAGATAATTGGAGTATGCGGAGAAACATTAGTTGACAAGGATTTCTATGAATACTGGATAGACTACCCTTTTATTGTAGATGAAAACGACTACGTTTCTCTATGTGCAAACAAATATGTATATGCAAAAATTAAAGGGTCTACCCAGAGTCTCAATGAAAGACGGGGTTATCGTTTACATCATCTAGTATTTGGTTGTACTAATTTTTCAAATTATGTTATAGACCATATAGACGGAAACCCACTGAATAATGTAAGATTTAACCTAAGACTGGCAACAACTTGGGAAAATAGTGTTAATTCTGCTAAAACAAAAACCCGTACAGTATCGAAGTACAAAGGAGTGATTTTTGATAAGAGTAGACCGAAACCAAAGAAAGCGTCATGGAAACCTTGGAAAGCTATAATCAGGGTAGGTAATAGATCATTTGTGAAGTTATGCGAAACAGAAAAAGAAGCTGCGTTAGCATATAATGAATTAGCACTGAAACATCATGGAGAATTTGCGAGGTTAAATATTGTTGATGGGGGTGAGTAATTTCACCCTTAAAATTTAGAAATTGAGACGGAATTTAGTGTAAAACTCGACCATTAACATACGCATCGAGAGCTTTTCCATTCCAAACTCGATACGAAAATGGTTGGAAAATCAACGAGTTGAGCAAAACCTCATTCAATATCTCACACGATCACTAACCCACTCAATTGATTCAGCCAGCACCACGACCAGAAAATACCAGCAAACGCAAATGAGAATAATTCTCAATAGCCCAGGAATGTGTCAATAAATTTTACACACGTTGTAACGAAAGCTGACACACGATGTCGAAATAATTTACACGATAAATAAATACAGAAAAGCTATTGACAGAGCTTATCAGCTTGTGCTATTCGCGCATAATGCTATATAAGGGAAAACAGCCTAGAAAATAATTTAAAATAAAGCTTGCTTTCTGTTTTGGCTGTGATAGATTTATCCCTATCGAAGCGACGGCAAGCAAGGTATAAATAAAATGCAAATACTTAAAAATGAAGTTAACCAGTATCAGTTGTTAATGTATGTATCTAATAATTATTTATATAAACCGGTTTACGTGGTTTGCTATGGTTTGCAAGTAAAACAATTTGACTGTAAAGTATTAGCTCAGGTAGAATACCGGCATTGTAAGAAACATGCTATTGAATGTAATAAGGTAATTTAATATGAAGCCATCAAAAGAAACACGCGATCAACTGCATCCGGTGATCCGGCAATTATTCCCAGTGTTTTCAGAATTGGCTATCGATGATCAATTCATGGTAAACGGTAACACTTACAAAAAGATCAGTAGTCGGACCGCTAGAATTGTTGCACCGGTGGAATACTCAAATCGCTGGTTTTACTTCGGACAAAACGACAAGGTACTGAAAGTATGAAATTATCAAAACAAGCTATTGACAACCTGATTTACCTTGCTGTAAGCTTTACGTGTAGTTTAATTGGTGGCTATATGGCCTTGGCTGGATTCTGAGAAGGGAAATAAAATGACATTATACGGTTTTTACTTTGATCTGTATTCTAAAAGTGGTAAATTATTGCGCGCCGGTACGGTTTACGCTAATACTTTATCTCAAATGAAAATCAATAGTCAGTCAGTATTTTGGGTTATAACTGGTAATAGTGGCGAACTTGTGAGAATAACAGACGCCGTTTTTCACCAGTCCGAAAAAGGTCGAAAAGATTCGGAAAAATATACTAGTGAATTCGGTGATTTTGTTTTAAAATACAGATATGTCAAAACAAGGGATTAAAATGAGCTTAGATAAATTTGTCACAATGTATCTTGATTGGGTAAATAATTTTCTGACAGTTGAATGTTTTGCAGAATATTATCAAATTAGTGTTGCCGATGCTCAAAAGATTATTGACATTGGGCGAAGTATTGATAAACTTAAACCTGAATTTGTTTTGTATTAAGGAAATAAAATGAATCGTTTGCAATTAATCGCACAAGCTGTTAAGGTAGTGCAATCTGAAAGCAAAAACAAGTTCAAAGGAATTGAAAGGCAAGTACTATCAATCGTTGATAAAGAGTACGTTAATAAACAAAAAGACGTTGACACAATACAAGATTTAGATTTTAATAGCTGAATAGTAAACAATAAAGGATGACGCAATATGAATACTTTTTACTTTGAAATGACAGATACTTTCGGCGGTGAATTGAATTATTGCTGGCTGAAACGGTTTAAAATTAATGCTAAAAATCTGAAAGGCGCGTTAATTAAATTGAGCCGTGAAACTGGTTTTAATTTTCGCAACACTGGTTTACACTATAAAGCGAAAGGTGCTTGTATTGCTGCGTATGAGCTTGATTATGATCATGCTGAATACGTCACAGAAAATACAGATTGGCTCGAAAAAGCGATTGAATTATAAAATAAAGCTTGTTTCTTTATATACTACTGGCTTATAATTTGAGTCAGTAGCAATAAGCAAACAACGGCAATTTTGCCAACAACAAAAGAGAATGTGATTATGCAATTATCAGGCGTAGAATATTGGAAAGAAGTTTCAGCACTGGCAGAAATGATTGTCAGCGAAGCCGCAGACTATACTGACTGCACTACCGCAGACACTTTTGATCGGGATACTGTTTTAGAAAAAATACGAGATGTTTTATTGCATGAAACAATTGATGGTCACCAATGGATTATTTATTACGCCTATAATCTTTCAGTGTTGGAACATTCCGATAACTCAGATTACATGGTCGATAACTTAGGCGCTGAAAGTGCTGGTGAAGTGCTGAAAGATTCAGGCTTATCTGGTTTGCATTCTGCCTTAGCTTTTTGGGCTTTGTATGCTGACGTTCAGGATCATATTGATTCTGCTTTAGATGAATACGAAAGTAATTTAGAATCAGAAGAAGGGGGTCAGGAATGATCCCAGTAATCCAATCAATTGAAGCAACGGCACAATCGGATTTAGACTTAATTCTGGCTATCAAGGCACTAAGCTTTGAAGAAATTGACCAGATAAAAGATCACTTGATCATCTGTCATAAGACAGGCAATCAATTTGTGGTGAAAGCAACACGGAAAAGCTTTATAAATATCTTGTCTGAGTTTTTGACAGGTAAATTAAAAAGTTGTTACTCTTTACGGGTAGAACGTTTTCAGTATAAATTCTAATAAATAGGTGAAATATGAACAAGCAAGCAATCAAAACAGCATTACAAGAACAAGTGGACAGCCTGATCAATTCTGGCAGAATTCCTTGTTTTGAATTTGAACGCATGATCGACAACGAAAAAGAATGGTTTATTGTTGACTTTGAAGTAACAGATCGGGGCGTTGTGTTCAGCTTCGACCAAGCAAACCTTGCTGTTTCTTTTGATGGCAACATCGAACAATTATCGGAAAATTATTTTCTTATTCCGTTTGACAATGCGGAATATCTGGTAAATAATGTTGAAAGTTTAGATGAATACCTGTATGTTATTTCAGATAATATCTGTGACGGGTACTTGTATTCGAACGGTATTGCTACAGATGGCGAGGAATAAAACAAGATGTCAAAAAGCTTTAAATTTAACCCAGACAACACAAAACAAGATAACAAGCAAACCAAGCTCAAAGCAAAACAGCAAGGCAAAGCAGTAAAACAATTTTGGCGCAATGTAGCAAGCCAACAACACAAGGAAATTTAAATTATGCGTAGAATCACAAAGGCACAATACACTTATTTTTCTACAATCCTGAGACTGTGAAAGACCTGATACAATTAGGTATTAAACAAGTATACTAGATCCAATATAACACACTCAGAAGCCCCTCATAGGGGCTTTGTTATTTGTGTAGGGCTATTCTACAGTATGCACACTAAAAGCGAATAAGCTATACTTGTGAGCGTTATTTACTACTAATTACACTCCAATAATATCCCTTAAGTTATCCTCAGGCGAAGGGTGAGCAATCGAAAGATTGTCTAACACGAAGCATAGCTTGTTTCTAATCAATAAAATCAATTAGTGGTATGCCTTACCATACTTAGTCAAATACACTAACTATTAGTCTATCTCACCACTGCAATTATACCTGTCAATATAAACATAAATGATAACTATTATCATTACTCTCCTACTAATTAATTAGTAGATTACAAGTGTAATCAATAATCTAAATAATAACTATTCCTATTCATTCTGAAATTTTCCTACAATGCAATTGATAATAGAAATACAAATGATAATGATTATCAATGATATTTGATATCTTCCGGAAGATTGGTTTGAGGGGTTGGTTGGGGTGTTAAACAGCTCTACACGATTTTATCAATTCTAAAATACCTTATAGGGTGTATATTTTAGGTATGATATTTTTGTTGTTAAAATTAACAGGAAGGGACACTGATATTTGCACTAAGATTTTTACAAATAAAGTGTAATTAAATGAAGTATTTATAGTATTTTTACACAGATGTTTCATGTATAGAGTGGAAACAGGAAGGATACAGGAAGATGTTACACTAAGAGTGGATATTTTGGTTATGATATTTGATTTGGTACTAGGTTAAATAGATGATATTTCATTGCAAATAAAACTTGCAATATACTTAAAGTATGGTACACTATAAGGGTAGGAGATGTTCGTATATTGATTTTCTAAGTATAGAGACTCTTACTAAAGACCTTAATTTTTTTAGTTAGACAAATCATACACTTACAAGCAAAAAATCGTCCATTTTCTAAGTAGATTTAAGTTCCCTTAGAAACCCTCTATTTTGTTCTGATTTTTAGTCTAATAATAACCCAGAGAAACCTCCATGCTCACAACCCTCTGTCGAGGATTGCAGCCTGTGAGGTGCGATTTGTTTTGATTTTGTTTGTGTAACCAAGAGAGGAGTTTGTGTTGAAAGTAAATGTTGTTGATGAGATCATGAGTAGTGGTAAATCCCACTGGATGATGTCTCAGATGAAAGCTTGGAAAGAAGAAGATAAGTTTGAGCAGTTTGTGTATCTATCTCCTTTGCTGTCTGAGGTTGGTGGTGAGGTGGTAGAAGGCAAGTATGCTGCTGGTAGAATACAAATTGCTTTACCTGATATGTGTTTTAGTTACCCCATACCGCTAAGAGGGAGTAAAGCTACTCATATAAAAAGTTTGTTACACCAAGGAAAGAATATTAGTGCTACACATAACCTTTTTCTTGGTTTAGATAAGACAATAAAAGATACCCTCGGTTTGTATCGTAATGTATTGGTTATTGATGAGTGCTTAGATGCTTATCGTGTTTTTGATGGTATCACTAAGAAGTCTTTACATTCTTTCATTAATGATAGAACATTCCTTGTTGATCCAGCTACAAACAAGATGGTGTATAACCACAATGAGCACCCACTCCCTACCAAGTGGGAATTCCTTACTCTTGCGGAGCTTTGTGATACTGGTTGTGTTTTCTATGTGAACGGTGATGCTGTCATATGGGAGTTTCCATATGAAGTCCTCTCTGCTTTTGATGAAGTGTGGGTACTTACTTATTTGTTTGAAGGAAGTTTTATGTCTGCTTGGTGTGAAATAAATGGTGTAGAGGTTGTCAAGCAGAAACCAATTCTAAACCGTTCTACTTCAGAAGTCAAGCAATATATCAAGGAATGTATTGATGTTGTTGAGACACGTTCTATGTTTAAAATAGAGAATTATTCCTACTCTCAGTCTTGGTGGCAAGATGATGCTGTTGAGGAAGTGGTAGATAAGATTAGGAAATGTTTGGAGTCGTGTATCAAATCAGCGAAAGCTAAGGCTAATGATATTCTTGTTGCTTGCCCTAAACCTAACTGGGAACACCCTCCTAGGAAAGAGGATGATACTAGAGAAGTTAAACGTAGACCTCTTGTTAAAGGGCAAGGATTCAGTAAAGCTACATGGCTATATTCTGATGCTAAAGCTACCAATGACTATGCAGACAAGACTTGTCTTGTGTATTTGCTTGGTAAGAACCCCAACACGTTTATATATAATTTCTGCACAAGTAAAGGTGTCCATGTCAGTAGGGATTTGTACGCTCTTGCTTCATTCTTACAGTGGGTGTTTAGGGGTAGTGTCAGGAAGAAAGAAAAAATGCACCTCATTGTGCCATGTAAGCGAATGAGGGATCTATATAAACTTTGGTTAGAAACTGATGATGAAACATTAAAGGAGACATTGAATGGAAAATAATCATATTGTGTATGCGGCTTTTGACGTTGATGGAAACTGTTTGTATGTTGGGGAAGGAAAACCGGATAGGTATAAACATATCACTTCTGGGATCAGTCATGTGTATGAAGCCAATCGCTGGCACTTCAGTAATAAGAAAGTTAAGGTCAATATTCTCCATGAAGGGTTATCTAAAGCTGAAGCTGTTTCTCTGGAGAAGGAAGAAATAGAGCGGTTGAAACCTGTATGGAATAAGAGTGACTGTAACGCAGCATTTCGGTCGGAGATGTATAATTTTGTCACTAAAGAGATTAAAGAGTTCTGTAAGAGTAGTAAACGATACTGGAATCGCAGAGACCATTGGATAACGATAGCAAGAGATATTTGTCGTATGATGTCTAGTCAAGGGTATACGACAATTACAAGAGGTCAGAGATGGTGTTCAGTGGACACCCCTGCTGGTATGATGTCTCACTTAGCTGATGATTCTGGGAAGTATTATCATGTGCTAAAAGCTGTGTTCGACATTTGGGCTGAAGGGAGTATCTATCATTTTAAATTGAAGAACTGGCCTGTATCAGACAAGGGAAGCCTATGAAGGTGTTGATTCTGTCTGAGCGAATGAGAAATTTATTAATTAAGTGGTTGGAGGTTTAAGTGAATTTTGATGATGAAACAATACAGTGGTTCCTAAGTGAGTTGAGAGAAATCCCAGAAAAGTACCGTGTTGGTTGGGGTAGAGAACGTACTAAAGCAATTCATATTGACAAATTAAAAGAAATTCTCGAAATACCGAAGGATTCGTGGAACAATAAAGACAGAAAGTTAGTCTCTAAACTGTGTGATGACGTTTCTTATGTGAAAGAACAATCTTGTTCATATGAACTGAAATGGCCGTTTGTCTGGTTTACTTTCATTGGGGCTTTTAGAAAAACTAGAAAACCTAATCAAAGAGGGTCTGATTTCTTTAACGATAAATATTCTGGGAAAGGAAACGGAGTTGTGTATTTATTGGGTTGCGGAGATTATTATAAGATAGGTTACTCTAAGAACATGCAAAGCAGATTATCCAGCATAAGAACCAGTAATCCTTTTGAGGTAGAATTGTTAGCTACTTTCGAATGTACAGATGGTAGATACTTAGATTTAGAAAAGCTTCTACATGAAAAATTCAAAGACAGTAAACATAAGCTAGAGTGGTTTAATAAAGATTTTACTGTGGAAGATTTCTTACAAGCGTGTAAAGACCTTACGTGATTACAACAAAGCCCCTTAACGGGGCTTTTTCATAGCTGCATCAAATGTGCCTGTTTGTTCTTGTGTTGGTTTCATTCTTTCTCCTCACAAATAAATTAAGCTAACATACTCTCACTAATAATGAAAGCGTTATTCCATATCACAGGGGCGTCCATGTCTTCTTTCACAACATGAACTCTCATCCCAGTGCAAGTGTGACCATCATGAATCATAGTCCCTACTGGAATGATATAATGTTCTGATGGTTTCAATGATATATCAAATGTTAGTTTATACGCTCTGTATTTCATTGTCAATAATCCTCTTAATATAATCCAACATCTTCTCTTGTGTCTCCACACCACTCCAGAAGATTTCATCTGTATTGAAATAACGTTCATACACAATCTCTCTGTCTGGTGCCCACACCATCACCCATTGACTGTATGTGTTCTCACAACGTAACGTCTGTTCTCTTGGATAGAAACATATTTGATAATCCTTATACCAGTGAGATTCTTGGTGTTTGTTGTTAGCCACTTAATCTCTCCCTCCAAGCTCTAAGATACGTTTATTGTAATACCAATCTTGTTCAGTTGCAAATTTATTTCCATTAAAATCTGTGTAATCGTAGTCTTCATATTCTTCTCCTTTGAACTTCTGATATACTACTTCACCATAAGGACAATAATCTGGAGCTGATTGTTGAATTCCCACATGAATCTCTGTGTCTTCTGGAAAAGCGTTCAGCCAGTTCTGAAATTCTACTCTGTTCATTCTTCTTCATCTCCTCTTTCAGAAGCACCACCATCAGGGTATCTTTCCCATAATTCATCATAACGTCTTTGATATTCTTGCGGAGTTAATCTGTTCAGTGACCAATCAAATTGTAGGTCGTCATATTCTGATTTAAAACTCATTTATTCACTCCCGCTATCTTACCTTTCCATTTACCTAAGAACCTACTGTAATACCAATGTGCTGCTTCAGGAGAGTCAAACTCAACTCTCCAGCCTCCACCATAGCTTTCAAAACGAACACCACGATTACGTAGTTCTGCCATTTTGTCAATCCATTCTTTTTCTTCTCTGGATAACTCAGGAAGCAGCTTGTTTAAGAGCCATTTGAACATATCTTTCCTCTGCACTTATGATTTCTTTAACTCTGGAGTAATTGTTAAGGTCTGTATGATAAACATCACCATTACTCATTCTAAACTCATAACCCATACTACGTTCATTAGTTGCAGCGGAGTATGCGCTAAAAGTCATAGAGCTGATGTGTGCAGTGTTGATTTCAATAGTACCTTCACGTTGAGCTACTTGAATTTTAATGAACATCATTCACCTCTCGCTTTAGCCAACACAAATTCATTCCACTTCACTTGCTCCAATAAGTCATGTGTATTATGACCATATTTAGCTAATGTGTCAATTAAAGCCGCCATACAGTCATTACTTTCTTCTAGTTGTTGGTATAGCTCTGGAGAACACTTCATCAACTGTACAGAGTATAAAATGTCATCATCAAAATCATCACCTTGTCGTGGTGTAACAAAACAGAAAGCCCCTTCACCACCTTTACCAATCCCAATACGTTTCTTAGAATATTTTGCAGCAGCATATGGACCATCAATAAATTTTGTATTACTCATCTTCTCTCCTCAAATTTAACCATCATCATTAAACGGAACCACCTTACCGTTTTTCTGAATAATTCGGTAGATTGTTACCGCTTCTTAATCCATAGTACTTTATCACCCCAACCTTTTGTACTAGCAAACACCACGATAGTTAAAATATTAAATATAGGTATAACTACCGCTAAAACAGTGCACAGAATATCGGTAATAGTTAACTGACCAACACGTCTAGCTTCTTGAACACCGATGATTACTACAATTAAAGCGGGGATAACATACCCAAATAAAATAAATAATTCCATAATCAATTCTCCTCTTGTTCAAACACCGGCACTAAGAATACACCACATTCACCTAATCTGTCAATGTCTTTCTGTGCAGCTTCTTGCGTTTCGTAGTAAGGTGCATAATACTTATCTGTAGCATAACACACCCAGTCTCTATCATCTTCGTCATAGAATATGTCAAAATATGTATCTGTTTTAACCTCGTGTTTTACATACCACATGTTTACTCCAATTCAATATCGTTAGGCCAAGCAATAAGCTCGTCTGTGTTGTAAGCGTATTCATTTGGTGCTTTCTCATCTGTTTTGATGATGTACAACAAACCACCGAGACCTGATTTCATTACCTTTAGAACATAACCATTAGATAGGAAATCTTTATCTTTCCATTTCACTCTATCACCTACTTTGAATTTAGGTTTCATTTCACCTCCCCTAATTTCTTCATTAAAGTATTAATAGCATTAGTTGTATAACGCTTATTATCTTGAGCTTTCTGCATTACAGCCAACCCTTCCACTTTCTTCAGGATAGCTTGTAAATCAGCAAAGATTTCAGCAGCAACAAACTTACCAATCACTGTCATATTAAACTTAGCAGCAAGGTAATCATGTAGCTCACTACGAACCACCCTTTCGTAGTCTTGTGCAGCTTGTAATGATGGAAAATACTTGAAACACTTATCTGCCATATGTTCCCATTTACCGCTTGTGATTACGTAGTCACCTTTAATCTTAGCGTATTTATAACCACTGTGTGTACCATTGACAAATGGTAATTCAGCTTCAGCCGCGAACTTCTTCAATGTATCACCAATCACTTCCGATACATTCAGCTTAAAGAAGCTGTTGTCACTTGTAGAGAAACGACCTTTACCATATGATACAGCAGTTTCTACAAATGGATTACCTGTGTCTTTCAGCTCACCGACAATTGTATATTGCACTGGAGTAAGGATAGCTTCTTCTTCCAGATACACTTTCTCACCTTCACCAAGCTCTAATAGACGTTCCCGATGTGCAAATTCTTCCTTCAAAGAAGGATAAACAATCTTTTCTTCATCGTCATCATAATACTGATTGTGGATCTTATTCACTTCTTGTGCAGAAAGCTCTGTACCATCTTTCAGGATTGTTTTAATCCATGTGCGCTGTGGTGCTGTGTATGTGTACAAGGTTTCATCTTTATTGATTGTGATTTGTGTACCATTCAATTGACGATTACCCACCATGTAACCGCCCCAACGATGAGGTACTTGAATGATTAGCGTATCGCCAGCCTGCACAGCTTCAAAGTCTTTTAAGTTTTCAATTTTAAATGTCATTATTTCTCTCCATTAATTACACGTTTTACTGAATTATACTCATTAATACAAGTTGTATTGCTCAATCTGAGTGAGTCAGCTTCTTTCGATAGAATTTCATTTGCTTGGACACTCCATCGGAGCAACTCGGCTCGCACAATGGATGTGGTAGCTTCGGATGCCCGTTCACGGTTAACTCCGGCACTACCATCTTCTCCACCTTCGGACATTGAATCAAGGGTTTTGAGGAGCAACTCATGTTCAGTAGACAGCTCAGTAAAAGCAACGTCAAGCTTAGCTTGCTCTTGTTTGTGATATTGTTCATTCTTTGTTTTCTCCTTAATCAGTTGTTGTTGTTTCTCAATCTCTCTGTTCTGTTCTTCAATTGTCGATTTTAAAGCTTCTACATTCGCCTCAGACCACTTCAATTCCCAAGCTGTATTCACATGCGAGGATGTGCGCTGATATGTAGCTACGTTCGTTAGAACGAGTAATAGCACAATAGCGATAGCCTTCCAATAAGTTTTCAAAAATAATAACATTAGTTTCTCCTAAATAATTAAGCCACGAAGAACATTATATTCAACGTGGCTATGTATGTCAAGCGTTAAATTCGTCCCATTGATCACGAGTACTGTAGTAATCAATCACTTTGTATAAAGCTTGCTTCACTTCAAGGTCGTCAGTCAGTTTGTACATCTCAATCAAATCATTACGGACAATTGATTCCACTTGGTCGTGGTCTAACTCAATTGTTACGTTCATTTCTTTCTCCTGTGTTGTCGTTTAATAAATCTTGCAAATCTTCCTGTCAATATCAAGATAGTAATCCACCATGTCACTATATTAACTAACAAATACTTCCAATATGCTTTTGGGTTGTCAGCATCCTCACTCCATTCGAAGTCCAGTACGCTGACAAATATAGCGCAACTGAAATAAAATATGATGATTGTAATATTAGAAATCATATTGCGAATAATACCCGTTACGTTGACGTTCTTCAGCTAAGATAGCAACATCTTCATCGTCTAAATGTGGATGTTCAGTTCGGATTAGAGATTCGATCCACTCGAACTCATACAGCTCTTTCCATGCTAAATCACCAACTACATCTGTTGTTAACCAATTGTCGTACCCTGCAATATCATAATAACCCATCTATTTATCCTTCTCTAAACTTAATAAAGCTAATGCAGCCCCAAGGGCTGCCCACCCCGAGTTATGCTCAAAGCAAAACCATGTAAGTCCTAAGCATACCACAGAACAACACACATTGTAAACACTGTTTTTCATATATTAAATCCTATTGAATGCTTTAAGTATATAGTCGCCATCTGGATAATCAGACCCTGCCCGTGATTCTTTTTCTATGGAATCTAGCACATCTTGTATCAATAAAGTTCCATCAAAACTTCGTTTTGCTTCCTGCACACCCCAATGACCAGACCAATTATCCGCAGGATTTGTTTTGCTTCTAACCTCTGCTTGCCAGAAGTAATAAATAGTCTCAAATGTTTCTTGCATCATAATTTATCTCCATACCAAATACCATTTCTAATTAACGTTTCAGCATCCTTCACAATAAAATCTGGATACTGAGTTACTTTCACATCAAACAGTGACCCAGCTCGCATCCTATCGTCCGTTATTAAATGCGATAATAGCTTATGCTTGATGTTCTTGTCAATAACTAATTTGCACAGCTTATCAAACACTTCATCAGATAGAACAGATTCATCTCGAATGTAATAGAGATAACTCGCCAACACAATGAAATATATCACACTGGAAGCAGATTCTTTATAAGCTTTACGTGCTTGATTGTCTAGGTTCATTTATTAAGTCTTTCCATATCCACACCATTGATGTAGATATTTAATTCATCCCGAATAGACGTAATATCACGAATTCTTTCTATACCAGTAACCACTATCTTACCAGTATACTCCGCCACCATAGGCTCTACTTTGGTTCTAAATTCTTCAAGCAGAGAATTCATAATCTTTTCATGGACAGCCTTACGAAGCTCTGGCTCTAAACCACGTTGAAGTAGTGTTATAATATCTAAATTTGTTGCCATTATTTAAATTCTCCTCGTATCTGTTCTACTAATTTTAAATAGAAATTATGGTCTTGTTTGTTTTCTTTATGTGCTTGTTCAATCAAGAACAACACATATTTAGCACCATATTGCCAACCTTTCTTGAATTCATTAAAACGTTCATCAGCTTTTCGCATACCTTCTTCTGTCATAGGTACTTGGTATGCTTCTGACCTGCGCCAATCACTATAACATTTAGATTCTGTTTCTCTATTCATATTCTTTGACACCCTCCTCGGTGAATGTTATATGTTAATTGTTCTTCTTTTGGTAGCTTTGAAAACTCATCCCACATATCCCAAAATTTCTTTCCAGCATATTTCTTTAGATCTCCATCTTTCTTTAAAGGCCAAGGGCCACTCCAGCTATGAAACTCAAAGAGTATTCCTTTATACTCGTATACGGCTGGTCCACAGAAAATCATCATTGTTGCACTCATCTTATTATCTCCTATAATTAACCCAATATTCTTTATCAGCAAGCTTAAACATAAATCTATTCAGCGGAATATCGATAGGCGAGTAACCATTAATACTATGTTTGCTTTTATCACTTGGGTCATACACATAAACATGTGGACCATACACTCTGTATTCTTTACCATTTAGTTTGTGTTGTTCGAACATGTCACACCTCCGTATTATTCATCTGGGTTCCAGATCCACAAGGTATTAGTTTTATTTCCTTTAAATTCAGTCCAACCTGATGGAATATCACCAACTCTACCTGCTGCTCTCGCTTGAGACTTGGATTTAAACAGCTTCAATTCGACTACTAAATCTGTGATGTTATTGGCTTCACTAAAAATAACATCTTCATCACCGAATAAGCAACGTAAATCTCTTTCTGTCCACTTAGATTTCTTTATTACAACGTTCACATCACACCTCCCGAATTTTATACCGACCAGTACCATAATCTTTATCTGCTTGCTGTTGAGCTAAATCTCGCTTACTCGTTTTGAAGAAAACGTATTCACCCATAGCGTTCCTGATACAATAACGGGAAGGGAACTCAAATTCTGGTGAATGGAAATCTTGCAACGTCACAACAACAGTCTCAATCACTTTCTCTTTCTTTTGCTTAGTCATTCATTACTCCTTCCTGATAAGATGAAACAAGTGTACAGGTGATTCTATGTGGTGTCAACAGGGTATGATTAATTTATTTATCTAATAGCTCAATTTAACACTTGATTTACTTTGTTTTCGTGTTATCCTTATAGTAGGATAGGTGTGATTTAAATAACACAAAGGTTCAATATGATCATAGTAGCCGATATACATACAGATTTATACCAAAACTTAAAAATGAAGGAAATTGCTGAAGCACTAAATGCTTTAGGTGGTGCTTCCTTGTATGAAAACTTTATTGACACAACAACCCAATCAGGTTCAACGGCAGACACACCAAAGCAAGTAAAGTATGGCCCAGCGAAGACATCCCCTAACGGGATACTATCTATTGACGCTACTGGTACACTTACCGTATTGAAAGGTGGTCCATTACTTCTAAAGAGTCGCTTACGTGCAGCTCGTTCTGGTGCTTCAGGTACATCTAGTCTATTCTTCTGGGTAGAAACTAGCGTGAATGGTGGTTCTACGTGGAGTATTTTAGGTAATTCTATTGATATTCGCTTAGAAAACGCTAATCAACAAGATGTATTCTTCGACTTCTCATCCCTCACTTTACCGACTGGTATAAAATTACGTTCTATGTTTGCCCGTAGTTCTACAGGAAGTGATTTTGGAGACTTAGTTCCATCTACACCTAGTGTTGCATTACAAACATATGGTGTACAGACAGCACCAAGTGCTCAGCTCAGTATATACACATTCAATGGATATGTATACAGTTAAATTACACATAAAACAAAGCCCGCTAAATGCGGGCTTTTTCGTTTGTATTACGCTGATTATATTTTCCAGCATAAACATCTTTTATACGCTTCTGTATTTCATCAGGAGAGATGAAGTCGCAGAGGATGACATAGAGTGCATTACGTTCTGATGTAACGTCAGGAACTCGCATGGGTGGTAAGTCATCTATGTCTGAATAGTGGTAGCTCATTATTTATTCCTTTCACTAATTAAGTCTGCGACATACACCCCACCCAATGCGCCTATAGCGGCACCAATTGCTAATACAAACACAGGCCATGTGGAAGATGTAGCTATAGCTGTTCCAATTGCTGTAGAATAAACTGTCAGCTCCAGCACAGCAATCAGATAGCTAATAAATGGAATAGCTTTGTAATTACGTAAAGCTATTGTTCTGGACTGCATGGTTTTCAATCCGGTTGATACAGCAAATGCCGCTGTTGTAGCAATTAATGAGAACATCATTTCGCTACCCCACTTGTTCCACTAATTCCCACCACATCATCCACAATACTTCCAACCTTATTCAAGAACTGATCCAGTGTTCCGTTATTCTCTAACAAGAATGTTTTATACAGTGGTGATGTGGGCAGATAGGAACGACTGTCACCCGCAAATGTATAACCTTCACGTTCAATGCGGAATACATACACATCATGTCCAGCTTCCAGTAGTGGAACAATCTCTGATTCAAAACCACTGTCGGAGATCACCACTAAGTCAGATGTGATTGACTGAGCTAATTGCTTACCGAAGAAGTCTTTACCTAATAATGGTTTTACAACATTCTCAGAGCAATGTATCAGCCATTGACGAGGGCTAACTTGTTCGCCACCTACTGAGAAATAGCGAGATGGTGTTTCCTTGGTTGGTCGGAATGTAGCTAACTGCTTCATTTGAAACTCGGTAATCCCTGCCACCATAGCGGCTACTTTATACAAACCATCTTTGAATCGTAAGTGTTGTGCTTGGTATTTCTCAGTAACGTAATCTGCTGCACAATCCTTGCCGGATTGCGCTGGAGCATTCATTACAATAATTTTAGCCATTTGTTTTCTCCTATTTCTTGATAATTTCTTTTACTTGTGAAGTGTAGTATTCTTTGTAATTCAGTTTTGTTTCTGGGAAAATACCATTTGTTCTATAAATAGAATAATCTTCCATTTTCACCTCTGGTACTTCCATATTTCCAACAACAATACAACTGCCTGATTTCTTAGACTCCCCTCGCTTCCAAGAATTCTCACCCAAATACTTAAACAGGTAACTATAACCATCTTCATTAATAATTTGGGTGCGTACTGTTGGGTCAGTTGAAGCAGAAACAGGTACACCACTCCAAGAGCTTGTTTTCTGAGCCAACTTAGTGCTTACTTCCCACATAATCCTATATTTACCAACATAGCAATATGTTTCCCCATCTACAGAGAATTTTACAACATCACCTTCTTTCAAAGTGTTAATTTTAACTTTACTACTGTTTTGCTCAGTTTGTGCTTTTGCTTTCTGATACACTTCACTATTCACTGGGATAAGAATGTGATTATTTCCTTCCTTACCCCACAAACATTCTTCTTGTACAATACCATTTACTAGTGTAGTATATTTCAACAACGTAGTCAAGGCACTTACTGGAATTTCTACAACAAACTTTCGTGGATCTTCAATACGAATTACCTTATTGTCTGTTGACCAGCGAGAAACGCTCCCAGCAACAGTAAAACCTTTGACAGGGGAATTATCGAAGTAAAAATCTTCACTGGAGCTATCGCGTATAGTAGCCCAACCGGTTCCAGTATTTTTCCGTTTTATAAAATTATCTTTTTCTGTACCATCTTTGTTATATTCAGCGTGGGTCATGTAAGCTAAGCAATATTCAGAGTCATCGCATTTTCGATTCTTATTTATTACAACCCATAATTTTTCATGTAAATGAATCATTCTTTTTCTCCTCTCATGTAGTTCATCAAATACTCGTGAATATCGTCATCCACAAAATTAGCCATAGTCATGTAATCATTCACAATAACACCTCGCATACGTTCAATGCCGCTGAAATGATTAGGCACTAGAAAGTATCGCACATCTTTCTGTTTGTCTACAACCTCGTTAGGTGTGGCTTTGTATGGTGTATCCTCTTTCGATAAAGCAAACTGTAATGCTTCAACGAAAAATTCCCACTCTCTTTTATTGTTTACAATTACAGCAATATTCTTCATGCACTTTCCTCCACATAAAATAAAAGCCACTCCGTGTTAGCGGGTGGTTATATTATCAAACTAATTGTTTATTGTCAATGTAATTTCGGAGGTTCTTCATCCTCGATTTCAATAATCTCAAATGTTTCGCCATTCTCTGCTACATCAACAATGATATTGCCTTGGATATAATCTATAAGTTGTGATTTAGTGAGCTTCTTCAAGATTGCTTCTGGTAGTTCATCAGCTTCCATTGAGGCTAAGAAGTCTTGTTCTACCTGCTTCATCATTTCTTGTTGTTTAGCTTGGACTGCTTTATCTCTGGCTTCCAACCGCCCAATAATCTCTTTTTCGTTTAACCACAAATCTCCATTCTTTAATAGAACTTCGATTTCGTCTTGAGTCAAGAAACCTTCGTACACATCCTCATATAATGAACGCAACTGGGTCATTTCGTGTTCAATACTTTGCTTCTGCTGATACAAGGAGCCGAAACTACCGCCTTGTGCGTCGTGAGCCATAAATCCAACATGCTGCTGCACTTCCTGAGCTTCGCAGGATAGCCAAATGGCACCACCAGCAGAATAAGCCACGGAGGCTAGTACACCTACAGTCAGACCTTTACATTGTCGAACAGCATTGATGATAGCCAAACAAGTAACAAGACTGCCGCCAAAATTACTGATGATGATACGAACACAATCGTTCTCTCCAACACTAGCCAATAATTCGAATAGTTGGTGATAGTCTTGAGGATCGCTAACACTTTCGTCTAAGTAATAACGATACTCTGTCGCGACAGGGGTGACGTAAACATAATCTTTTTTCTCACTCATAATTCTCTCCTTATGCTTTAGTCCAATCTTTATCTGGAGCGTAGCAGACGCAAAGCGTCTGCTACGCGATGGTTAGTTTGTAAATCAGCAAGCTCAAGCGCTAAAGCGTGTTTTCTGCGTTGCCAAGCTTTATGTGCAGATAATGGGTCTGTGAAATACCCTAAGCAATCCATTTTATTTGTAAACGGGTTACTGCATCTCGACAAGTACATACCAACTCTTTTGTAAAAATACACACCGATTGGGTATTCACCTCGTTTATTTTTACCAGAAACCATAAAGCAATTAGTTTTCTTATCCAAAAATACACAAGTATCTTTGTTGTATATTTTATTTCCAAATACGAGCACATCTTTGTCCAACTGTTTTCCTTCCCAGTCTTGAGTTTCCATCCAAGCTTTAAAGTTAGAGAAATTTAACCATTCATCAATAACAGTGCAGTCTGAGTAAGTTGGGTTATTTGCTTTATATTTTGAGCTGTAGCATCTCTTTAGCATCCCTGTCCATACCGTATGATGTGGACATGCCCAAACAAGATGGCTTACCTTTTTCCCATTTACATAAGAATATGTTCTCTTTTGCTTCGCATAAGAGGTGTCGTCTACACCTACCCCATAAATAAGTTGTTTCGCCATATTACATTAACCCTCTACGCCGGAAAGCAAGGATAGCTTCTCGCGTTGCTTTAGACCGAACAATATCACTTGGTCTATTGAAGTCCACAAATGACCAAGGTAAGTTCACATCTTCTTCCTTCATCTTCAAGGCTAAAGACAATCCGTTTTCTTCCTTCAAATCTGTCTGAAGAATATCACCAGCAAATACCATTGTTGCGTTTTCGCCTAAACGGGTTACTACTTTGACAAATTCCTTCACTGTAAGGTCTTCCGCTTCGTCGCAAATGATGTAGCAGTTCTTTAAGCTACGCCCTTTCACAACCTCTAACGGAATAAACTCGATAGCTCCTGATTCAATAGCCAACTCTGTTACATTACGACCAAGCTTCTCATACAAAGTATCAAGAATAGGCGCAAGCCAGTGCTTTGCTTTCTCTACCAAAGAACCACTGAAATACCCAAGAGATTTTGAACTTGATGTCGCAGGTCGAATCAAATAAATCTTGTCAATTTCACCTAAATACCACTTCTCTGCGGCTACACAAGTTGGGATGTAACTTTTCGATGATCCCGCGAAGCCAGTAGCTATCACAACAGGAGACTCCCAGCAGAATCTGATATATTCTGCTTGCAAGTCATTCATAGGTTTAACAGATTGAAACTTCTCTTTGCGTTCTTCTAAGTGTTTTGGGTCAATAGCTCGTTGACCACCTTCAGCCACTTTCTTAGCTCGTGTAACTTTACGTTCACGCACTTTACGACCACCACCATGCTCTAAAGTCATCCAATACTCCTTATTAATTATTTGAAATAAATTTCATCTCGCAAATCTTTCACACTACCAACAAGCGCATCCCAAAGACTCTCCGGCTCTCTATTCGGAAGTATGACCTTAAATATAGCAACAGTAGGTGTCAATAAGCACACTAAAACAAACACACCAACAGTAAAACGTAGATGATTAAGCCACATGATTTTCTCCTAAATATTCGTTAATCCATTTATGTAACAACATTAATTTCTCTTTACTGAGAAATACACAGTCACAGTTTGCGTAAATGGAATCAATATGAAAACATACTTCATCACTACCTTCCGAACTTATGCGAAGTATGTCATCATATTCCTTTTCACAACAAAGCTCTAATTCTGACATACTGCCTCACAAATATTTATACAATATGTCAACTTCATAATCATCCAGAATAACAGCTTCTGGTTTATTAGCTAATCGCACTAACGTTTCAAACTTGCGGAAAATTTCCTCACGTTCAAAATCAAATACGCTAGGCTTCACTTGGTTATCATCGAGATAACGTTCCATAGCTGTGATTACAGTATCTACGCTGAATTTAAGCTGCATTATATTTCTCCCATAGTTCTGTTAATTTGGCTTCCAGTTGCTTAGGATCAATTTGTGACAGTAAGTTCTCTGTCAAGACACCATCTAATGACAGGATACGTTGTAAGTACTTCTGCTGATAGTTTACAATTTCTTGAATTTCATCTTCGTTGAACTCTTTAGTAAACCATGCAACATAAGCATCTCGAATACCGCAAGTAGCAATAGACCATTGCATGAACTCAGTAGCCATCTCTTCAGAGATACCTTCACCCATAATCTGCTGTACCATTTTAGGCAGTAAGATGTCTAGCGATGTATCCGCTAACAATTCATAATTGTTTTTTGTCATTGTAAATTCTCCTCAATAAACCAGTTTAATTTCAACATCATGGATGAGTTGATAAAAGTAAATGCGAATATCTGTAGGTGAACCATATTCTAAGCTATACTCGTGATAACCTACAAATGATTCCGTTCTACCTCGCTCAGCGAAGAACAGTGACGTATCTTCATTATACTCATATTCACCACCTTTCCAACCAAAGAAGGTTTCACTGAGAAGTTCTCTACATGTTTCAATCATAGAACTAACTTTTACCTCATGATCAGCAACCTCAACTGAAGCACAATCATACATTCCACGATAACTGTGTGGGTTTTTAAATCCGTGAATTAAAATTTCATCAGGATCTTTACTTTCTAAAAAGTTTAACATATCTCCAATAGTAATTTGCATTATATTCTCTCCTCAATAATTAATCATCATTCAATACTACCACTAATTTCTCATTTGTCAATAGACTGCACCAAAGTTTTCCAAATAGGCTTCTAAATCCTTCAAGATCTCCATTCGACAATCATCAGGATTGAAACGCAGAGGTGTTTTATATTTCAACTTTCCTTGATAGTACACCATACCTACATAAGCTTTATCTTCGCATGGCATAGTTTCTACTACCAATTCAAATCCATTACGTCTGTCATAGGAATACATGTTATCATGCATGCTATTGTGTCTCCTTATTCTGGTCCAGTATCACTACGATAGGCTCGTTTTGATTCCCATACAACTTTCTCAGGTTCTTTTACCTTAACTTTACTCTGGCAATATTCGATTGCATGTCTTTCTCTAAAGAACGAAATAGGGTTTCTGTTACCAAAGACATAATCTATATAGAAGTTCCTCCAACCAAATGTCCACCAACTTTTGTATTGCGGGAAATACTCATCATCAATTTTCAACACTCTGTATTTCATTCCAATTCCTCTAACAAATTTGTCAACAATTCCATCTGACGTTTAATTCTCTCTACAGGACACTTAGGATCAGCTACAGCAGAGAACCCTCTAAATGTTACTTCCTCGCACCACCAATCAGCAATATCAAATAATTCAATGACTTCGTTCTCAGTCAGCCGCATTACATTGCCGAAATCAGTCAACACATGGAACAGATGAAATGTTTCTACACCACCGTAATTCTCATCTTCCTCTTTAATGATAAAAGCATTTCCACAACGTTGACCGTCTTTAGTTGCTAAAGCCATACCCACTTCTGGGGTAAATTTACGATTAATTGGTTTCATCTCAGTCCTCCTATTTAAAAATCAATTATAACCGCCCTAGAATCGCCTACAATCAATTATATTCATAAAGTGATACACACGTAGCCCTAAATAAAATAATCGCTTATAATAGTTCCTAGAGCGTTTTAGAGCTAACCTTGGTTAGTATCCGCTGCTACAACTCACTTTACGCGGTTTAATCTTACGATAAACACTACTGATAGCTTCAATTGGCGAGTCAATGAAGTCATTAAACCCAACCGTAGGTTTACCAACACACTTAAAATCAGGAAACTTACGTTGCATCCTGTCAAATCGTTCAATCATGCGATATTTGTCGTATTTATGATAGCAACGGATCTCTTTAGCTGCAACATCTTTCTTAAAATTCTCAGACACGTAGAATTTACCAGAGAAAATGTGATACATGATTTGACAAATACCTATATCCATGTCTTCCGTGAGTTCTTCTGCTGTCAGCGTTGTGCCGTACACGATAAATTGAAGCTCAGGAACCACTAAAGATGGAGTTTTAAAACCAATCAGTTGTTCAACACCTCGTTGATACAGTGATTGTGTCTCATTTGTTTCCATTCGATAACTAAACTGTAAGTTACGATGTGTGTCATGTAACAGATATTGTGGTGCATTCTCCACTGGGACAAAGAACAAATCAATGTCCTTTGGCTTTACACCAAGATACACATCCCTCAAAATTCCACCACCCAGATACACCTCATATCCAATCGTATTCTCAGCAATACTCTCAATTGTCGCTAAGATATCTCCATCAATTTTAACCATTCTCCACCCCCAATTCACTTTTGATTTCATTTAGCAACGCAACCACGTTACTTCCGTATTCCCGCATTCCCTCAGTCATAGGAATATAAATTTTCTCATTAAAGAAGTCAAACGTTCTTTTATCCTCATAAGCCACAAACATGAATATGGCGTTATATGGTAAGTGAGCGAATAAACGAGTCAATTCCAATAGCTCATGGATTAATTCTTCTGAGATTTTCATTTCAATAACTCCTGTAGTTCTAACTCTGTTGCTGCTCGACGTTTTTCTTCCTCTGCTTGAGACACAAGTGCTAAACGATAAACGACGTATCGACTAATCCAATAATGTTCATTGCCTGTAAGATAATTCATGCTCGAAGGAAATTCAAGACGAATACCTGACAATTTAAATCTTTCGTAGAAATCTAATACGTTTTCTTCAGTGTTGAACTTTAACCAGAATAAGAGTTTATCATCAAAGTTTACCCGAACAGTACACTCATCCATATCTCGTGATGGGAAGTTAATCTTGCCTTCATCAAAACCCTTCTTAATCACTTTCAGGAACGTAACAACTGGAGAAGCTAGTTGCTTCTGGTGGACTTCGTTATCTTTTGTGTAAATAGTAAACGTATCAAGACCAAATTGTTTATTGTGCGTTGTGTAGCTAGCATAATAGTCTGTAATATAGTCTAATTCTCTAAGAACTTTCTCTGGAAGTTCTGGTTTATCTGGCTTCACATCTTCCTGATACTTGACCTGACTTTCACCTTCAGCTAAGAATTGATTTTTCCACCACGAAATAATTGATTTAAACATTAGTCTTCTCCTCAAATTTGTTAATGTCTACATAGCTTACATTGGTGTTGATTGGTTGTCAATAGGGAAATGAGGGTAAATTGTAGAAATGAAAAAGCCCGCACGAAGGCGGGCTTGTTTGGTTTAATTAAAACACATTACTCAAGTTTGTCATATCTTTCCAGTTCGTGCCATCGCAAACAACGGGTCTGTTGGCAGGAATTGTGCCAGCGGCAGTGGTGCTAAATGCAAAAGCTCCCGCAGCTTTGTTCACTATTGCGTTGGTGATATTCGCATTTGTTGTTGGCGTCATCGGCTGAACAAGTCCGCCAGCCACTGCAGATAACGCGTTAGCTGATGAATATTGGCTACCGTAGTCATAAACCTGAATAAGATTCCCAGACGCAGCAGAGCGGGCAGCTCCGTTCGCAACGGATGTGAATCTGCTTGTGTTCAGGTAAACGTTAGCTGGAGACCGAGCAAGCACACCGCTTTCACAGTTATCCACAACGCAGCTATCATAAGTAATGGAGTGCTTTAATGATGCGCCTGCTTGAGTATCAACCAATACGTTCAGATAACTGAAAGATCCGTTCAATACAACACTACGCACGGCATTAGTACCTAACTGAAGCAACTTGAGGAATTTCCCAGTTGCGTCACCTTTAATCTGTGCGCCAGTAATTGTCACTTTATCAACAGAACCTACAATGTTGAACATGTTAACAGTTGAACCGGTGTATTTAGTCGCATCAAAGACAATACCATTTACTAAAAACACATCAACAATGCCAGCAGCTTCTATATCCATGATGCGAGCAGATATGTCAGAATTTACAAAGTTAGGGTTTCTCAATTCAAGGCGTTTCACCTTTGTTTGAACCCTAGCACAAACAACACCAGCGCCTCCGGCGAGAGTAACGTTTTCCACAACCACGTTGCCCACTGTAGCTACTGCTGGTGGTGATGCGCTGGCATCTTTGATTGTAAGCCCAACACCTTGACCTGTCGCGCTTCCATTTCCAATATAGACGTTATCAATCTTGTAAATGTCATCACTATAAATAACGATGTTACCACTATAAGACTGAGCGGCTTTTGTTTGCTGAACTGAGAAGTCAGTAATAAAGATATTTTCAATGGGGCCGACAGCTGGTTGATATACCGTATAAACACCATATTCTGCACAATGAACGCTGATGCAGTCATCCCAGCTCGTACCGTGAACAGTTGCTCTTATATCTCTAATCGCACCATAAAACTTAGCGCAATCAGATTCAGAGATACCACCAACATCCACATCGCAATCTAAGGCGGCTGAAATTTGAAATGCGTATTTAGCCGTATTGTCGATTCGGGTTCTAATACTGCTTTTTGCGATAAATGAAAAAACAGCGCCCATCGTATTAATACCAGTACCATTATTGCCGCCAACCTTATTATAGTCACCGGAAACATCAACGAAAGTGTTCATGTCACACTTCTTGACGTTGAATGATCCAGATATGGCGGCAGACGGAGTTTCGTTGGCGTAAGCATCAAATGTGCTACTGTTGGTTACTGATGCCACTGTAAAGCATGTGTTGAATTCAACCGGTGTTGCACCTTGGATGCAAAATACATCACCAATAGACAATCCATGATTAGTCCATGTGATGGTAAATCTACGCCCATTTGCAGCAGACCAAGACATTGTTGCAGTTGAAAAAGCTCTTAACAATCCTTCATTGCAAATGACCATCTTGTTTGCAGATGGTAACATTTTTATTTTTATACCATGTACTGTTTTTAGACTTTTACCTGACGGTACAACTATAGTGTCATCTACATAAACTTCACTTGACAGCGAGTTAATAACTACTGATTTAAATTCTGATAACGCAGACGTAATTTGAGTATGGTTGCTCTCTGCGAAAGAAGTACCAGCATCAAGCCATAACTGAATAGCATTTACTGTATCAGCAATATCCCCACCTTTACTATTATTTGGACTTCCTTTATATTCCGACACTAACTTCTTAATTGTCATTTAAACACTCCATAACTCTGCACCATCCCATAATTCACTATCATCGAACAGATAGCCATTAATATCTAAAAACCCGTCTGTGTCCTCTACAGGCACGATAGGCTCAATCTTACTTCCACCACTAACAATCCCACTGTAAGGGTTATAGATAGTGATACTTACTTGTACAATATCTCTCATTGTGATATCTCTCATTGTGATATTCTCTTAATTGTTAATACATTTAACATCCACAAGAGTAACATAAATATTGCGTTTTGTCAATCGAAATAAGTTGACATCGGAGATTTGATGTGGTAGTGTGTGTATCTGTTGAGGAAAACGCAATTTTAGAGATTTGCGTTTTGTCTTGTGTATGCAACTTAATGGTTGACAATATAACAATCCATGTTATACTTATGGAGTAGGAGGATATTATGACAAGTAAAGAACAGTTACAAACGATTCTGGCTGTACATATGACACGTAATAAGATTACCATGACAGCTTTAGCCAAACAGCTTGGTGTATCGAGACAGGCTATTCACAAGTGGCTTAAAACAGATTGCGTGAGTATGGATAAACTCTTTGAATTGTTGGTTGCTTTAGGGATCACGTTTACCCTTACTGTGGAGGAATAAAACGTGTACCCAAAAACTATAAGAATACAGTAATATCGAGGGTTGTAGAGCATTTGGTATTGTAATGGAGTATGGAGTTTATATGAATGTGGATTGAATATAAATTAGATAAGTATATAAATAGTTTAGTTGACGAATTGGTTGTTGAGTATGAGAGTTGGTATAATGTTCAACTTAAAGGTGTTAAGCGAACTAAGATTCGTAATGCTATCGCTTGCATTATTTACAACCTAAGCTTCAGTGTTAAGTCAAATAGGGCTAAGGTGAGCATAACACTAGACAAGTGTAGTTTCTCTAAATCGACCATCTATAACGGAGTCGATACAGGAAGAAAGGTAAGCTATTCAGCTTTTAAGGAAGTGTTGCAGTGGTTATGTGAAACAGGGTTAACTACACTTGAACTTGGTGGTGTTAAGACATGGAAAGAGAACACCAGAGGTTATGGTGGTAAACTAATGCCTGACAAGGTAGAACCAACATTTCTGTCTATGTCTAAATTCTTAGAGGACAAGATCAGAGCGTGTTACCCTAATCTGATTGAATTACCAACAATACCCGATGTAATCCAAGTAAGAGACAAGGATAAGAATTTAATCGAGAAACCTTTAGGTCATCAGCAAAAGAAGCTCGTTGCTATGCTTAACAAGTATAACAAGTATTCGAGACAGTTTATTATCTCTGTGTTGGAAGATTCTTTTGACATTCAGCTAAGGAAGGTTTATAATAATTCTTCTTTTGTGAATGGTGGTAGAAGTTATGTTATTGGGGAGGGTACTACAATCATGGCAAGAACATTCCGTAAGAAGATTAAGATCGATGGTGAGGACACGGTTGAGATTGATTTTAAATCTTTACATCCCAGCCTGATTGCTGAGATTTGTGATGTTACATTACCTGATGGTTTTGATCCGTATGGTATTACGATGGATGGTTATGATCAGAATGCTATGTGTAAGATATGTAAGATTGCTTTCTTGTGTATGTTCAACGCTAAGGATTTTAACCAAGCATTAGCTGCTGTTACTCACGAACTGCGTAGTTTGAAAGATGAAGAAACGGAGAAGCATTTACCTACTCAGTGGAAAGCAGAGGGTAAAGTTCCCCCTGTAATCGAAGTGAAACAGATATTGCACAGGTTGGCTGAACACAATATGTATGCCGCTGATTGGATGTTCAGCGGTAAGGGTGTCAACCTGCAATATATTGACTCACAGATTATGGATTTGATTATACAGCAGTTCATGGATATTGACGAATTTGTTCTTCCTGTGCATGACTCTATTATCGTGCAGGAAAGACTGAAAGAGTTTGGTGAAACATCTATGAGGATCGCATACAAGCAAATTCTTGGCAGTGATAATAATTGTAAGTTGGAGGTAAAACAATGAACACAAAACAATTAGCTTTATATGAATTAAACAAGAAGTCTACGCCACTGGCGTATCTGTTAGGATTATTTTTCGGCCTATGGGGATTACACTTATTTTATCTGAAGAAGACAGATCAAGCCATTATTCGATTTATGCTGTTCGTAATTAGTCTGGTAATTCCACCAGTCATGATGGTAAGTGTATGTGTATTTATATTTGACGGATTCTACACATATTACGTTGCCGAGGAATATAATCGTAAGATGTTAGAAATTTATGGAGATGAATAATGATTAAAATGTATTTTCGTGTAGCTTTTATGGATAGCTACTTATCTAATATGAATAGTGATGGCTTCACAAACGAGGATGAGGCTGTGGACTACGGTGTATGTATTTGCAATAAATATTCTGGTCATCCATTAGTCAGTTTTGACGTAATAAAATACTATGAATGGTCAAAATATTAATTAAAATAATTTCAAATTACCTATTGACAAATAAGAATCATGTGTTATTCTTTGTTTATACCGCAAATAAAGGAATACATATGAACATTAAAAAGCTAAGCAAGACACAGATTCGTAAGCTTGCAAATAAAATACGAATGTTGTTGACGCATCCAGCGTACCAACGCTACAATGAACATAATTGGGGGATTGAACATAACGAAATGATCGCTCGTGTTTGTTCTCTCAATTATGAACAATTACGTGAGGTGCTTAATTTACACTATCGTAACCAGTGTGGTAGCTATTGGAATGTGAAATGGGACTGACGTCCCCCCGACATTAGTCGGTTTGATTAAATAAATGGCCTCAAAGCTCATATAGATGAGCAACCGACTCATAATCGGTAGGTAGTTAGATGCAAGTCCTACTGGGGCTACCAGAGTTATTTAAGCACCATTAGTGTAATGGATAGCACACAATTCTTCTAAATTTGTAGAAATTGTTCGAATCAATTATGGTGCGCCAAAAGAACCTAGTAGTGGTAAGTCAATGGGGAAGACTTTGAGGGTTGGAAGTAGTTCTGGCCGAAGAACCAAGATTTAGTTTATTGTTTTGGTGTTTGAATAGCAAAATGGCTTGCTAGGGTATAGCTACCGAAAGAAAATACTAGGTGAGTAATTCGGATAGTGCGCTGATCCCGACTTCTATCGCAGAAGTGTATACGGTTCGAATCCGTGACAAACACCAAACCAATGAGCTGAATGCGCAAGTGGTGATTGCGCTAGGGTTTAGCGACCCAAGAAGAGAGAAAGTACTTGTGCCAAACTGAAGATGGCACTTAACCTTGAGCGTTCATGAACGCTCTTGGGTATCAAAGCCTCACAAACACACCAGAGGCCAGCTCATTATAAATTAACAAAAGGAAACATTATGACTCCAGAAAATTTCTGTTATTGGTTACAAGGGTTATTAGAAATTGGTGATCCTTCTGAACTTGATTCAGAACAAGTAGAAATAATTAAAGAACATTTGAATTTAGTGGTAAAGAAAGAAACGTTATCTGATTGGCTTAAATCAGATGCACCAGTTCTTAAGAAATTCAAGATAACTCCAGACCAGATCGAGGTAGGTAAACAATTACCTGACTATATAAAACCTTGGTTAAGTCCACCACAAATCACTTGCTAAAAGAATAACAATATGACAAACAGATCAATCACAGGTTTTATAAGCCGCTGTATGGCTTGTAATCGCTTATTAGATACAGGCGAACAAAAACGTACATACCCCAATTCAGATGAGCTTGTAGGGCTTTGTAATAGCTGTATCAACGCTTCAAAAGAGAAGCAATACTCTCCAGTATTTACATTAGAAAATTGCTCTGAAGGAGCAAGCCCATCATTACATTCCGAAAGTCATTCCGACTTCTATTATTCATATTTTGATAATTAAATTAAATATCTCTTGACAAATCAAGAAGTCAATGATACATTAGTGGATGTAAGAGGAATATAATATGACAGACGAAATTCGTGACGACAAAGGCCGCTTTTCCAAGGGCAAGTCTGGGAACCCATCAGGACGCAGGCCGGGGGCTAAAGGTAAACACTCTAAAGCAAAGTTAGAGTCTATGCTGTCATTAGCTGGTCCTGCCTCTCTAAAGAAATTACAAGAGCTTGCAGCTACGTTAGAAGAACGTGGTGATGTTGGAGCAGCTATTAAGATTCACGTTTACCTTAGCGGTAAATGGTTTGAGCTTCTTATCCACAACGAAAAAGTGGAGCTTCAACGAGCTAAACAATCAGATGTCGAAGACATGGCTGACACACAAGAAGAAACATATGAAGGTGTAGTTGTTAAATTTGGCTCTGTTGGCTAATTCAATTACATTCCAATAAGTAATCAATTTCAATTACATTCTATAAAGATTTCAAAACGCATAGGGCAAAACTAGCGTAGTGATGGTACAATACACTTATAATCCCTCAAAGTGTAAACCTTGGCAGAGGTGTGCCACTTTCTTCTCTCCTCCAGCTATCACCATAAGATAGCGATTAAAATAAAACACAGTGATGTGTTCCCTCCTTCCCCGTTACGATGGTGCATCCTCCTCTGCACACCTCTCCTCGTCGTAACGGGGCTTTTATTTTAGAGAATGTAATTTATACAGGAAATACAATGAAGAATTTAACTTATCATGGCGTGAGTAGCTTCTTGCCAGCAATTTATGAAGCAGTGAAGAATGGAACATATGCTGATTTCTGGAAAGAAATTAATGGAAAAATGTTTACCAATGTTAGCACCGATTACAGTGTTGGTGGTAATACTATTCGATTTGCTCAGTTACACGAAGTGATTGACTACGTTGTAAACAATGCAAAAGATTTGACAGAAGATGATATTCGTAGTATTGTAGGTACGTTGCTTCGAGTGACATTCATCTTCGATAGAAAGTATGTATTTATGATGTCTGTTATTGAAAAAGATTTGACAGATGTAGCGGAAGCAGCTACAATTGAAGTAGAACAGGCTACGGAAGTGGTTGTTGAAACAGCAGTAGAAGCTAAGCCGGTTGTAAAGAAGGCTGCCACTAAAGCTAAGAAATAAAGAATTCAGCATCCTCACATGGGATGTGGTTTGCTGGAGTTATAGAGCGCGGAACAGCGTGAAGCTGGTTGGATATTAACCCCGTTAGCGAATTAATAAAGTTTACAGAACATTTATGTTCCACCCCTACACGTATCCAAGCATTGCGATTTGGAATGTCTGGGAGGATGAGCAGCCCCGTTAGGGGCTGTTTGTTCAAATATTGTTTTAAACGGGTATTGGCGTGTCCGTAACGAGAAATCGTTGAAAAATAATTGTTCGCAATTCGAGATGTAAGATTTTAATAATTATCATCTTACATTAGTCTAAGAAACACATCTCTTTCTTACGCCAACGGCTAAGAGTAGGGTGATAATTATTAAGGTTTAATTAATTGGCAAAGCACGAAATAGAAGATTTAGAAACGTTTATTATTAAAGCTAGAAGTGTTCACGGAGATAAGTATGATTATTCTTTGTCTGTTTACACTAAAGCTTGTAATAAGGTAAAAGTTCGGTGTATTCAGCATGATTTTATATTTGAAGTTACACCAAATAGTCATACATCCGCTAGACATGGATGTAAACTTTGTGCAATAGACCGAATTGCTGAAGCTACAAGCAAACCTAGACAGTATTATATTGACAAAGCAACCTCTGCACACGACGGTAAATATGATTATAGTCTAGTGCCAGACAAAGTAAAATCTAAAGATATTATAGAGATTGTTTGCCCAGAGCACGGAGTGTTTAAACAAAGTTTACATGATCACACATCAGGTAAGGTTGGGTGTAAACTTTGTGCAGCAAGTAATAGTTCCAAACGTCAAATGTTCAGTAAAGAACAATATGTAGAAAAGGCAAAACAAATTCATGGTGACAAATACGACTACTCTATTACTGAGTATGTTGGTAAGAGTAAGTATATTACATATGAATGTAAGTTACACGGAGTAGTCACTCAAAGGGCTGATCACCATCTAACTACAATTGGTTGTACTAAGTGTGCTTCACTAGCTAAAGCAGAGATGTTTAAGTTCACAACAGAAGAATACATAGCGTTAGCTAAGAAAGTGCATGGTGATAAATATGACTATTCATTAGTTGATTACAAAAATCAACATACTAAGATAGACATCATATGTAGAGATCATGGTGTGTTTTCTCAAGCACCTAACAGTCATCTTTATGCCGCTGGTTGCCCTAGATGCTCGAATCAAAGGGTTGGTTATAGAAGCACTATGGGAGGTACTTTTTATTTATTGAAAGTTACTGACGATGTGCTGAAATTTGGTATAACGAATAATTTAGATAAAAGATTAAAGCAGATACAACAGAAATGTAAGTACCCAGTGTCTGTAATATACTACCTTGAGAACCCTGATGGGTACGTTATACGCAAACTTGAGAGTGAGATTATATCTTCTGGTATCGAAAGAGGTATAATTACAAAACAAGAAATGGGTTCTGGTTATACAGAGACATTCCACCGTAAAGACTTCAGTCTTGTATTAGACATATTGTTAAAGTATATTACGCCAGATTAGTCTGGCTCTTATTTATAAGTATTCCCCTGAGTATTTATAACTAAGAGGAGTTTTATGACAACTAAACAAAAACAACCCCGCGAGATAAGATTACCTTTTGGACCTACATCTAAAAAACAACAAATGATTGTTGACTGTAAGGCTCAAATTTTAATCATGGGTGGTGAACTTGCGCCACAGAACACAGTAATGTGTATCTAAGAATCTATCTAATTCGGTGAAAGCTAAGGGGCTAAGCTCTATGCTAATACCGAGCCAAGCGTAATGGCGTGTGTGGAGGTCAGCCCTAGTCAGGGCGTAGGGTAATAAGCGATTGATTATCCGAAACGGTAGACTCCCTCTGGGATGAAGATATGACCCGATCCTGCTTGAAAAGGCAGAGTAGCGTAGCGACTACATAATATTTGGCAGCCGGTTCCGGCAAAAGTTTCCTATTACAAATGCTCCCTTTGCTTTATGTAGATGACCCAAAAGCAAATGCAATTGTATTCCGCAGAACAACAGTTCAAATCAAAGGTCTTGGTGGTGTATTCGATACTGCACGTAATATGTACATGCAGCTACCCACAGAACTCCGTCCTCGTATGTCAGAGCATTCATTAGAAGCTAAGTTTCCTACTGGTTTTAAAATGAAATGGTCTCACATGGAGACAGAGAAAGACAAGTACAATCACCAAGGTTTACAGTGACAATTACGCTGCCTGTAGTAGTAATATTACAGTGAATAATCCCTTTAATTGCTGGAAACTCCTTAGAGCTTAAACTACTACGTGTAACAATGTTTGAGATTGGACAATCAGCAGCCAAGCTTACGAAAGTAAGAAGGTTCACAGACTAGGCGAAAGCCGTACACCCAAGCGGGTGGAAATGGGGGACACCGTATTATTTAGTTAACGGTGAAGATATAGTCGGGTCTATATGGAAACATATAGCTGCCAAGGCAGGGTATACTTTAGCGAAGTATACTTAACAAAACGATACGTTCATAGCTTTTGACGAAGGAACGCAATTTGACTGGTCTCAAATAGAATATTTGATGTCACGAATGCGCTCTGAGAGTAAGTATCCTTCACGAATGGTCATAAGTTGCAATCCCGATCCAGACCACAAGATAGCAGAGATGATTTCTTGGTGGTTAGATGAAGACGGTTTCCCTATCGAAGAAAGAGCTGGTGTAATACGCTGGTTCATTTTACAAGGTGGGCAATATCTTTGGGGTGATACACCAGAAGAATTAAAAGCCACATACGGTGATAATGTGAAACCAATTAGCTTCAGCTTTATTGGTAGCACAATCAGGGACAACCCCCGAATGTTGGAGCAAAATAGTGATTATCTTGCTTGGCTTGAAGGTTTGAACCCCATTGACAGAGCGAGATTATTAGATGGTAACTGGAAAGTTCGTCCATCTAATAGCTTGTACTTCGACAGAAAGTGGTGTGCGGTGGCAGATAAGATCCCTCTAGGTGCTAAGTGCGTCAGAGCTTACGATAAAGCTGGTACTGCCCCTTCTGATAAAGAACCGAGTCCTGATTACACATCACAAGTAGGTATGGCTAAAGACAAAGAAGGTTACTACTATATTTTCGGTGACTTCCATCCCAGTTTCAAAGATCCAGATAGCAAAGTCCTTGGAGTAGTTAGAAAGACTGTAGGTGAGCGAGACAATCTTATAGAGCTTCAGGCTAAACAAGATGGCTCAGATATGACTATCATCTTTCCAAAAGATCCATCAGCTTCCGGTAAATACGAATTCATTGAATCATCTAAGAAGTTAATAGGTAAAGGTTATGTTGTTAAAGCAGACCCTATGCCAAGTAACAAATCCAAGATGACAAAGTTTGCGCCGTTTGCCTCGGCTGCGGAAAATGGATTAGTTAAAATTGTATCCAGTACCTTTGACGCAGCTACATTAGAGTTTTATTTGCTATCTCTTGAGAAGTTTTCAGGAGAGCGCAGCACAAAAACGTACAAGGATGACATACCTGACTGTGTGGCGTCAGCATTTAACGCATTGAATACAATCAAAACCTACACAGTCCCAAAACTAACCGCTCTCAACGATCCCACAATCAAAGCGCAATATGACCTTAATTCATAATCTGAGGGGATAATGTCAGAAACAATTCAAATTGAGAAAGCTGAATCTAATCCCTCAAGCTCAGACAGTCGTCTTCGCTTAGGGGAGATCGGCA